GATAAAAACCTTGTAAACGAAGAAACTGCTAACGCGATTGCTGATGCATTCAAACAAGCAGTTGATCAAAAAGCTAAAGCTCAAACTGAACTTGCTGTTGAAAAAGCATTATTGGAACAAGACGAAGACCATGCTAAAAAACTTCAAGATATCCTAGAAAAAACTGATACTGATCATACTGAAAAGTTAAAAATGGTCATTAAGACAATTTCTGAAAATCATACCAACAAATTAGCAAAGATTGTTAATCTTTATAAAAAGTCTGTTGATGATAAAGCTAAATTGTTTTCAGAAAAAATTATAACCGATCTAGATACATTTTTAACAAAGTATTTGGAGAATAAAATTCCATATACACAAATTAAAGAAGCCGTCGAAAATACACACGCCCGTAAACAATTGGAAAAAATCCGTGAATTAGTAGGATTTGATCCATCTCTTGTAAACGAAAACGTTAAAAGCGTTGTAAAAGAAGGAAAAACTAAATTTGAACAATTAAACAACCAATTAAATGAGGCTTACGAGAAAAATCAACGTCTTTCTCAAGAATTGCAAAAGACTCAAGTTGCATTAGTATTAGAAGGCAAAACAAAAGGAATGCCTAAATCTAAAAAAGAATTTGTAGTCAAACTTTTAGAAGATAAAAGCGTAAATTACATTAAAGAAAATTTTAACTACGTAGTTGAGATGTTCGAAAATGGTGAACAAGAAGAAACCGTTCAAGTTGCTAAGGAAGCTAACAAAACAGCTGTAAGCCGTAATGCTAATCCTCCTAAACAATTGGTTTCTGAATCAGCCTCAGGTGAGGCCAAGAATACACCAGTTAATGAATATCTGAGTGAATTGGAACGTATTGGTTAATCCAATCGTTCACCAATCAAAATCCAAAAAAATAGAAAGAAAAAATAACACATATGAGCAAAAATATTAAACCATCAACAGGATTTATTGATAGATCCCGCGCACAACAACTCGTTGAAAAATGGAAACCTCTCTTGGAACATAGTTCTGATAAGGTTGCTCCAATTACCGACGAACACACTCGCTTAAATACAGCCATCCTCATGGAAAACCAAGAGCGTTGGTGCTTAAATGAAGCAAATACAGCTGCCTCCGGTGGCGTCTTTGGTTCAGCAGGCAGTATGGGCTTTGGTGGAGCAGTTGGAAATGGTGATACTTATGCTACTGGTGATGCACGTTTACCAAAGGTTTTAATACCTATGGTTCGTCGTACATTCCCTGAGCTTATCACTAACGAAATCGTTGGCGTTCAACCTATGAGCGGTCCTGTAGGTCTAGCTTTTGCACTCCGTTATCGCTATGAAGCAGATAGTCTTGGTGGAAACGGCATTGACGGTTATAACAATCTCGGACCAACTCAAACTGGTAGAGATTTCCAAAGCCGTAGTTATGCCGATGAAAAAGAACTTGGCTATCAATATTTGGACACACGCTTTACTGGCACTAGCTCTTCAGTACTTTCCGGCAATTCAGACTTCCAAGTTCTTGGATCTGATGCTGGCGTTGCTGCATTGTTAAGTCAGTTTGAGCTTACTGGTAATATTCCTCAAATTACTGTAGAATTTAGCAAAACCTCCGTTGAAGCTGGAACTCGTCGTTTAGCTGCACGCTGGTCTGTTGAACTTGAACAAGATTTGAAGAACATGAACGGACTTGATATCGATTCTGAACTCACTAATGCTATGTCATATGAGCTTCAAGCCGAAATTGACCGTGAAATGGTTATCAGAATGGTCCAAGTAGCTCTCAATGCAGGTCCGAAGAATGGTTATAGCTTCTGGTACGCCGTATCAGCTGACGCACGTTGGCTTGGCGAAAGAAACCGTGACTTCTATTCTAAGATTATTGTTGAAGCAAACCGTATCGCCATTCGCAACCGCCGTGGTGCTGCTAACTTCATCATCGCAACTCCTAGAGTCTGCGCTATCTTGGAAATGTTGCCTGAGTTTCAATGGATGTCTGTAAACGGAAACGTTAACACCCAACCCACTGGCATTGCCAAAGTTGGTAATGTTGGCGGACGTTTCACAGTCTACCGCGACACCAGAACTGATGCCCAATTCCTTGATGGATCACGCGGAAGTGCTCTCGAATATGCATTACTTGGTTATAAAGGATCTGAATACTATGACACTGGCATAGTATACTGCCCATACATCCCTGTAATGATTCAACGCACCGTTGGTCCTAACGACTTCTCTCCAAGAGTTGGTCTTATGACCCGTTATGGTGTAGTTGATTATATTTTTGGTGCATCGTTATTCTACCATGTTATTATAGTTCGCGGCCTTGGCCAAGAATTTACACAATCTGGTGGAAGAATGTACCTCTAATACATACTACAGACTTAC